CCCGAACTTTGTTCGTGTTTAAACCCAACTTCTATCCCGAGTTCCGAGGTAGCTACTCACAACTATTGTCTCATCCAACCAGTAAATTTAAATTCATCGATTGAACGTTTTGTAAACATTTCAAATGGTCCAGCTGGACTGTAGAAAAGTTCATAATAATATTTTGGTAATTTAGAAAGATCTAAATTAAGAGCTAGTTTATCCATTACTTCATCGAAGAATTTGTATCCATCGGTGAACTTGAAAGTAATAGACGCAAGTTTAGAAACCAGACGTTCTTCGTCTGACATAACTGTATTTGGAATGAAATGTGTTGAAATAATCAGTTGGTCAATAACCAGAGATTTATTCATGTATCTTCCTTTTTCATTTACATCAGCACCTAAGAATTCAATTGTTTCAAAATCAGGACCAAGAACCTGACATTCTTCGGGATTAACAATCATCCCAAAATTGTGTTCTAACCATCTAGCGTAATCGTGTACGTCAAAGTCAAAGTTAAAACCATGTGAACAGTCGTCACCCATAACATTTAGATAGCATGCAAATGGATCTTGTTTAATTGTTCCTAAGTATAGGTTCATTAAAAATAAGTTAATCCATGATCCCATGAAATTGGTAAAAACAGAGCCTGAGCTAAGTCCACCAGCTTTAGGAATAAAAGCAGCTTCACCATTTAATAGGTTAAGACAAGTTGCTGAAGCATTAAAATGCATTACAGCAGTATATTGGATGTCCCATAATTTACTGTTAATTTTAAAGCAACTTTTGATGCTATTAAAAAATAGTAAAATTAATTCAAGTGGAACGGTTTGGTCGAATGATTTGTAATCAATAACTACAATTCGACTATAATTACGAAGTTGTTTAATTCTTGGAACTAAATCCGTGAATACATTTCCAACACACCAAGGTGATGTTTTAAAGTTTGAAAAGTAACGTGAAATAGGAAGAAAGAAACAGTTCTCAAAAATTTGAGAAATATAAGGTGTAACCCAGATGATGCGATATTTCAACCCAGTAGGTCGAACTTGTGTACGCCATGCCATAGTTACGATAAAATTAACCCAAGTAGGGTTGCCTTGATTTAAGGCTTCAACGCATTGTGCAACAGTGTAATCTAAAATTTCGCCTTTATTACCAATGTATTCTGGAAAACCAGAACTTGTATTTTTTGGAAGATGTTCTGCTGATTCCTTTGGACTAACAGGTGTGAACATTCCTGGTTTTAAAGTCAACATTTTATTTGTATTAGCAACAGCTTGTTGAATTAGAGGCAAATTTTTGCTATTTCCAAAAAATGGAGAAGAGAATCCCTTCATAGCTAAAGTTGATGCCTTTTGTCTGACTTCTAAAGCTTTTTTCTTTAGTTCAGACTCGTGCGGGTACTCTGCCGCTGTTTTGTCAAACACTTTTAGAAATTCTGGTTCCAACAAATAAGTTGGTAATCTCCAAACTGTAGACCATGATTTATGAATAGTATTTTTAAAATTTTTTGGCTTAAGGTAGTGTGCGACGTGATTGGATAGCTTTTGCACTTCTAACTTAAATGAATCAAAATTCTTAAGAATTCTAACCATAAGTGTCCTGCCCGAATGGGCGGTTGTGAGTAGTTACCATAAGGTAGAAATGCAGTACATTTCGTTTCCTTTAGGTCTAGAAAATAATTTAAACACGGGTTTTTAAGCCGGGAAAAATTTCTGTCGTCAGTAGACG